ACTGAAGCGGGACAAAGAGCAGCAGCTATGACGCAAGCAAACATACTAAAAAGTGTAGATGGTTTACGTCAAACTGCTGTTCAAAGTCCAGTTGTTATGCAGAATAATTCTCCCATAACTACTACTGTAACTAACCATCAAGGAAGAATGGCTAGAGCGCCAATCGACATGGTGAGTGGTCTTTAATTATCAGAAGCAAGTTTTTCGAAGTAGGACATAGTATCCTCTTCTTCATCACTCGTTACTGTAGGAGCAGGCTCCGGCTTGGTATCCACAACGGGAGTATCTGATGGAGTAGTAACTTCATCAGCTGCATTACCCACAGTAGTTGTACCCGCAAGAACCGTATTCAAGCGAGTCTTCAACTCATTATATGACTTGAAATTTGTCGGAGCGGTAAACTCTACAAGAGCATGCTGCTTCTTCCAAACTTCCTCAAGTGCATCATCATCATCAAATAATGCAGACGGTGCATCGAACTCTGACTTGTCATAGTTCCAGTAACCATCTACCTTGCGAATCTTTAACTTGAAATTCGCACCCTTCCAAAAATCGAAAGGATTCACAGGAGTCTCATCCTCAAACGCAGGCTGCATTGACTCCATAATCTTATCGAAGATTTTCTTACCATAACGGAACAAGTATACCTTACCCTCATTCTCAGGGTGCTTGGTATCAGTCACAACATAGATGTTAGAGAAATATTGCAACTTACGCTTCTGTTTACGAGCAATCTCCTTATCGGATTCTATACCAGAGTTCCAGAAAGAACTATTCAACTCTGATACAGGGTCTTTCTGGCCAAGTGTGGTAAGAGAGTTCTCAATATACCACTGACCTGTCGGACCTTGAAACGCATGGTTCCAGACCTTTGCCCAAGGTAAGTCCTCTCCCTTAATTGCCGGAAGAAAACGAATGACTGCATAGCCATTACCAGTTTTATCTAACTGCGGTTTCCACAGACGCTCGTCCACATAGGACTTCTTTTCAAGAGGTTGATTTTCGGCTTGAACTGCGCCGAGCAGTTTGTCCAACGAATTAGACTTTTTGAGTGTACTTAACGACATATGTATCTCCTTATGTTTACGTATGTTAATTTACTTAATATATACTGTTTTATAAGATAAGTCAAGTCTCTTTGACAAATCTTATTCTATATAGGTCTTTGTCTTTTTCAACAAAATTGACTAGACCGTTCCATGCAAGGCCAACTCTTTCGGATTCAATCTGACTTGAATCATGTCCGTGGTACAGATACGAATTGAAAACGAGCATTGTGTCTTGCGTACAGGGAAATGACAACTCATGTGCTGTGTTGGGGTTTCCCTTCTTGTAGTGTTCTGTTAGTGATATGAATGGTTCAAACTCCATCTTCTGTTTCTTGAATGTAAGAGGTGGATGGCCATCCTCTGACTTCAGATAAAGAGTTCCACTGATAATAGAGTTGGAGTGATTATGTACCTTCTGGTATCCACCCTTACCACTTATGTTCAACCAGCTCTCTGTAAGAAAGAACTCTTCATACTCCATTTGCATCTCATTGTCAAGAAAGTCTTTAGCACTTTCCTCTACAAATTGTCGTACTTCAGAAAACTCTGGGTGAAGTAGAATGTTATTAAACTTCTCTGTACGCAATTTGGTTTGACCACCAAATTTCAGAAAAGTAAACTTAGTAAGGTCTAAAGTATCCATAAAGGGTTTAGGAGCCTTATACTGTTTGACAATACCTGTAGGAAATATAGGTACACTTGTCATGACCAAACTGCGCTCCTCTTATCTTCTATTTCCCACACCCTTGGTAATACCTTTATGTCCTTCTCTGATAAATCTCCGTATATCTTAGAAATATCATGCCACCAAATTATACCTATACTAACTCTATTGCCGGTGTATGGCCGTACTCTATGCGACATCTTACACGGGAATACAACTAATCTATTAATGACTGGCTGTATTAAATCTCCTGTTTCTAGTTCAAGTTCTCCACCAGAATCGGGTGTTCTCATATAGTACAGACAGGTGTATTCTGGCAACTTTTTAGGCATATATTTTACACCATTCTGGGTACAATAACTGTCTATGTCGTTATGCCATTGAGGGTCTATAGGTCGTATATTATACCACGCTGTTGCCCCTTCGCACAATGGGTGACAAAATTCATAAGTTAATTCTACCAACTTATGTAATGGATTTTTTGGCTCACACTCCGCACCATACCAATGTACAGACGCATATTCTATATGAAGATTATTTAAATCATTATAGTCATCTTCAAATAAGAAATTATCATAGATTCCGATCATATAATCAGCGTTCATCATATTATTTTCAAGTCCTCACACAATTGTTCTTTGGTTATGTGCTTTACATTTTCTCCAACAAAGTAATTATCACAATCTGTCAGGTGGAATTTAATCTCAGGAAACTCTTTAAATACAGTTTGCATTTGATTGTACCAATTGTCAGGGCTAAACCCTTTGGTATCAGCAGGCAAGTAATTATCCGTTCCTTTATATATGTTGTTTAGCGGTTTGTCATAGGAACTAAGATCATACCCCAAAACATAAGCATCGGTTGGAGAAGACTGACAGGCAAGATGTAATGCAGTATTCCCTGTTGACCAACCTATCGGGAATTGAATAGGAACTACATCATCATTTGGTTCAACATATGTAATCCAGACGCCAACATCCTTTTCCATTTTCAATTTTAAATCGTCCGTATCCAGGCCTGGATTCATACGCATTGCCATTTCGATCTTTTCATTTAGTGTGTTGGGGTCTTTTCCCGATATGACGCATTGATCAGTTCTATTCTTACTTCTATGAATAAATGCTTCTGGAATATCATACCCCATGAACATCACTTCAGCAATTTCAGCTGGAACTACATTCCAGTTCGCAAAATGAATTACTTTTATGTCTGCCCATTCTGGATTATCTAAACAATAGCCAGAGTCGTATATTTCTTGTTGCATACCATAATCAACTGCGACCAGATGATGAACAGCACCATCACGATATAGTGCATTACATCCCCATGTAACTACGCCATCTCCTACGCCTTGGTGGCATGGTTTAAACCATGAACGTGATTCACCATTACCTATAATAAGAACTTTATGCGTCTCGTAGGGCGGACCAGCTGGCGGGGAATAACTCCCGAGCGTGCTTGTCAATGTTCCATCCAACATCTTGTGTTTCCTTCTGAGCATCATCTTTGCACCGCAAGTTACATACCCTTGCAAATGCATACAATGTGCCACTCCAATACCATTCTGTCATCATCGATTGAGGTAGAACCATTCGAGCTTGTTCTGGGCATACACCTAAATCTAGAAGATGTTCATATGTCCATTTAGCACTTCGTAAAACAGTCTGATATTCATCAACCACTCTGCCATGAGGATTGATGTCTATCTCTTCTTCTGAACTACCTTGCTTCTTATTCTCAGCAACGCCTCGCCATACATCTGGTGTATAAAACTCTGGTTCCATATCCACATATCTACGGGACACCTCATTCCACGTTAAACCTACTTGATGTTTTACTAATTGACGAGCAACGAAAACAGGGGCCTTAATATGAAACTGGAGAGAACTATGCCCAAAAGGACTCCAATGGTCATGCTTAGCCAAATAACGGATAAGTTTACTATCATTTTTTTCATCGAATTCCTCATGTACTTTTGCAAAGGATACACGGGCAGCATTAACAACCGTTAGGTCACTGCCCATATGGTCAACGAGAGTTACCGTCATGATTCTTTGGTATACTTCCTCGGCCTATATTTCTTTGGCCATGATGGTTGACGGGAAGCGAGTTTTTTAACTCGCTCAGAAAGTTCTTGATTATGCTTTGTCAACTCAGCACAATCATACTCAAGTTCTTTAACTCGGTTTTTGAGTTCTACAACCAATTTCTCATCCATTACTCATGTTCCTCTATAAGTTTCAATAATATTATTCTATACTTTTCTTTATCAATTGTCAAGAACCTTTTGTAATTATTCATTAATTTTTTTACATCCGGCCATACAATATCATCTGCCAATACTTTATCCCACAAATCACTATACCCCACCAGTACATCAAGAATGATCATGCTTTCTATTGACACTCTTTTACCAAGATACTCTTTTAATAATACGGGATGGTTGTTTTCTTGAATTTCAAATAGGGGTTCAAATTTAAATATAAAAGGATACATTTCTGCAGCAAACATATCAAAGAAATCTTGCCTCTTCAACTTCCACGATTCATAATTCTCATCATTGAAATTAGCGATGTATCCCTTTGCATCTTTGATGAAATTTGCTATAAAGTAGTCTTTGGGATTATCATATTTTTTGGAGATTTTAACAAAGAAATGTCTGTCCTTACGCTTCCAGAAAGAATCTCTGGAAACCTTTGTCTTACCTTCATACTTAATGAAGTCGTAATCACTTTTGCTAAAATGTGCT